ATTAATCGTTTTAGAAATTCCTGAATCACAATATTCTTGGAAAGCGGCTTGCATTTTCACATGATATTCATGAGAAATATCCGTAGCAGTTACATACAATTCTTTAAATACGTCTGGTACATCAGTCCTATCTTGCAAACTGCCACCATCTGCTAGATAATCCATTAGCTCTTCAGAGTAAAACCCAAACTCTTTTGCATCACGTTCAAAATATTTGTTTACAAAATACAAAGATTTACCTTCTAAAATATTCTGTTTCTTCCATACCAACGCAAAGATAGGTTCAATACCATTAGAAGTATCAGCCAACATAGAAATAGTACCAGTAGGAGCCACAGTCAAACGGCAAGCATTCCTATAATTTTCATGGATAAGATAGTCACTTTGTTGCCACGCAGGAAATTCTCCTCTAATAGCTCCTAAACCTAAGGAAGCAACGTTGGCAGTATCATTGATAAACTTCATCAGTGTGCCGCCCAAAAGTACTCCTTCATCAGTGTCATAGGCAATACCTAATTGAATAAGTAAATCAGCAAAACCCATAACTCCTAGGCCAATTTTACGAGTAGCTTGAGTCATTTCCTTAATAGCAGGGATTGCGTAATCATTAGCATCAACTACATTATCCAAGAAACGTACAGCTAAATGTATAGTATATCGTAGTCTGTCCCAATCAATATTATTCTCTTCCTCATCATAAAACTTAGCAAGATTAATGGAACCTAAATTACAACTTTCATATCCTAAAAGGGGTTGTTCCCCACAAGGATTTGTAGCAATAATATCTCCAAAGATTTTAGATACTTTATTATCTTTATTGATAGTGTCTAAGAATACTACCCCAGGTTCACCATTATGCCATGCCCCCTCAATAATTTTCATGAATACATCATGGGCATTTAATTTTCCAGCAGAAGTATTATCATGTGGGTTCAACAATGTATAGTTAGTGTTGGCTTTTACACAATCCATAAAATTACTATCTACACCCACTGAAATATTGAAGTTATGGATATCCCCCTCTATTTTCTTACAATCAATAAAAGCTAGAATATCAGGATGGTACACACTCATTACCGCCATGTTAGCTCCGTCCCTTTTACCGCCCTGAGTTATCATACTAGAAATACGGGAAAGAGTTTTTAGAACTTCAATTGGGCCACACGCTTTACCATGAGTAGTAGAAATAGGAGAATTCTTAGGTCTTATATTAGAAAGAGAAAAGCCTGTGCCACCACCAAATTTCTGCACCATAGCAGCATCAGTAGCAGCTTTCATTATTCCTTCCATACTATCAGCAATAGGTAATACAAAACAAGCACTCAAAGTACCTTGAGCCGTTCCAGCATTCATTAAAGTAGGTGAATTAGGTAAGAATTCTAACTCACTCATCATAAAAGTAAACTCTTCAATTAGATGTTCTATCTCTGTATCTAAAGTACCATACATATGTTCTACGGAAGCTATAGCATTAGCTACCCTATGAAATAGGGCTACATCATCTTCAACAATAGACCCCTCAGAATTTTTTAGGTAGTATCGGCTCTTGGCAATGATTTCTGCTTGTTCTGTCAATAATGTCATTTTAATCTCCTTATCCTCTATATCCACAATATATGCATAAATTTCGTTCTTTTACCCAAAAGGAGGGATTACACACAGCTTCACTACAGGATGGATTAGGTGCAATTTCTTTTCCTTCTGTTAAGGATTCCATAGGTAGTTTTAGTCTATCTATAATAGCATCTTGTAGTTTTGCTATCTTATTCTCTTCTTCAGACTTATCGCCTCTTTGTTCTCCAGGGCTTACAGCCGAAAGCCAATCAGTTGCACTCCCTAAATCAACAAATTTATAATCTGTTTCATGACAAGCTAACAATGCTAATGATATAGAAAAGAAGGCATCACCATGTCCCATAGGAGTTTCAGGAGCTTTCAATTCATTACTTACAGATAAAATTTGTTGCCGTTGTCTTTCATCCTTTATTAAATGTAATCTACCACCATGTACAAATTCCTCAAAAATATGAGCCATAGTATTCTTATTTTTTAAAGTGAAATGCAAGCCATGCCATCTAGCATCTAAGCCCCTATCTTCAAGTTCTCCCCTAGTATTATCTATGTATCCCTTAGAAATGTCAAATGTTTCAGCTACCTCATTTAAAAATGCTATTTGGTCAGAGTATGACCACCCATCTAAAAAGGAAGAATGAATCTGGTCAAGTCTATCTCCTGATTTCTTAAAGATTACTAAATGAGATGGGTGACGTTTCTTACCCACATCAAATCCAGCAAATATTCGGTCAGAGGGAAGTATATCATTATAAGGTTTAGCGGCAGGATGATTGCGTAAAGTATCATCCTCACACTTAGTAATGTCTTCCTCATTAAAATAAGACTCAGTAGAAAAATGAGGGACTAACATAAACTCAGAAGCAAAGGATTTAGGTCTAGCTGCTTGTTGTTGCAATAACCACTCTTCGTTATAAAGTTCTGGCATTAACACTCTACGTCCTGGGGATGGGTCTAGAGCAGGAAGAATTCTATACTTAAAGCGAGGGTCATCTTTTAATTTAGTTAATAAATCTCCTGGCATCATTGGTGTACCTAGCACAATTACAGGCACACCCTTGAGAGGAATGAATAAAGATTCGGTCATAAAGTGGTCTTCCACTTTAGTTATCTGTCCTATATTCAAAGGATTCTCAGGGTCACGTAACACATCGTCTGCAATTAACGCACCATTCACATGCAGACCCCTCTTAAATGAAAAAAGACCCCCATGCATTATTTCCACGGGTTGTTTATTAAGGTAAAACCTAGCAGAATAATCAGCCTTAGGTGACCTATTAACCATCATATCTGAAAGGATAGGATTTCTAGTAATCATTTTATTTATTTCAGATATATGATAACGAGCCATGCCATCACTATAAGATAAATAAAGGACAGAGCAATCTCTAGGAGCTTTTAAGAGTCTCCAGACTGAAAAAGCATGTCCAAGTATAGTTGATTTAAAATGAAATCGGGGTAATACTGCACAGTAGTTAAGTCCAGACTCCACACATTCCTCAATATCCTCTGCAAGCACACCAACATGCCATGCCTGAAAATACTCAGGGTGGTCATAACTCTGGCTCCAAATGTCCCGAATAAATTCCCAAAAGCTGCCAATTTTAATTTTTCCTTGTTTAGTTAATAAACCTTCAGCTAAGAGAGACATCGCATTATTTATACTAGTTACTTCTTCAGGCATCTATTTTCCTTGTACCAATGTTTTAAGCCTTATCGCAATCTTATTAATGAGGTCTTCATCTGTTACTTCTTCTATTATAACATTCAAAACATCTTGCACAAACTGCAAATTTATCATACCTTCCATAACTTCTCTTTGCCCATGAATCCCTAAGTCTACGGCTCTAATAGCATCTATAGCTTTATCAAAATGTAGACCATCTAATTCTCTATAGGCTCTTTTGGTTATATCTTCATATTGATTTAGATGGTCTAATTGTAATCGTGAATATCTCTGACCTTCAGTTTCAGTTAATTGTTGAATTCCTTGAGTCTTAGCTAAAGTCTTTTGGTCATTCCAACTATCTTTTTTAGCCCACGCATAAATTGTAGGCGTTGTTACATCTACATCATATTCAGTTGTTAGAGTTTCTGCAATTTCCCTAGCGGAAAGATTTCCTTCTAAGTATAATTCCATTCCTCTAAATTTAATTTCCTGTGGAATAACTTTTGGCATTTTAATCTCTGTACAAGCTGTTAGCTTCTAAAGCTCCAAAGCCTGAATCAGATACATGCTGGGAATCAATGTTGCCACCCCAAGGAGAACCATCAGGTTGTAAGAACTTAGAGAAATCTACATGCCCACTTACACCAGTATTACATGTAAAGCAAGCAGGAACCTTATATTTTTGGCTTCCAGATACAATAGTCTTAAAGCGAATAGCAATCTCGTCTGGTCTACCACACAACCCTTTCATACCAGGGTCATCTTTAAATGGAGTGTATGCTCTATTCTTTAGAATTGTTTTAAGAGTACGCTCTGCCCCAATCTGTTGATTCCATTTACATTCATAATATTCACACCAAACAAGTTTAGCATACTTCTCTTTTAAATCTTCCTCAGTCATACCCTCAGGTAACTTATCTTCCTCAGTAAGAACCTTCTTTGTTGGTTCCATGAAGTCTACTCGTACCTTATCTTGATTAACTCTTTGTAGTCCCATCTTAACTTCTCCTTTTAGACCATAATGCTATACAAGCTGCGTCTGCAAAATCTTGTTCCGTAAATATTTCGCCCCATTTGGCGATAGCAAAAGTTTTTATATCTTCTTTCTTAGCGTTGCCTTTCCCCACAATATCCTTCTTCCAAGACCTGTTATCCACAAGGATATGTGGAATTTCATGTTCTTGAAGAACCACCCGTACTCCACCCACAACGTAAGCAATGGCTAAAGTAGTCCTAGGGTTTTGAATATAAATTGCTGCTTCTATAGCCGCAGTAGATATTATAGTTATTCTACTCAAATCTTGCGAAAAATTTTCAAATATTTCCGAAAATCTAATATCAAAATCTGACCCAGTTCCGTAAGACTTAAGTTGTAATACAATATTTTCTTGTTCATCAATAACAATGCCATGAACTGCTTTAGATGAACAATCTAATCCTAAATACATTATCTAAGGGTTTTCAAAGTTCGATATTCTTGGACACTAAAATAGGCTGTAGTAATACTGTTGAGTTTTCCCAACATACTTTCATATCGAGCTTGAGCTTCTATATAAGTTTGATAGGTATCTTTCAAACTTCTGTTAGTAGATAGAGCTTCACCTTCCCTTACTTTTTCGGAAGGGGGTTTTAACCCCTTCTTTTCATATTCTTTTACTAAAGCATAACCAATAGTAACTAGTCCTGCTTCATAGGTAAGTTTAGCAGAAGTTGCTTCAGATTTTAACTGTCCTACAAAAGCTTCTAGTTGAATCTTCCACACGCTATATTCCGCTACTTTATCATTTAGTTCTTCAACATTCATACTACGCAATTCTGCAAAAGAATGCGTATGCATATTCAAATTAGTTATCTCTACTTTAATCCTGTTGTTTAATTGCACTAACAATGCTTTCCTCTTCCTTTAGCGTTGATGCTATGTGTTGAACTTGTTCAGCAGGAAATTCTTTAGCTTCTTTATCGAAGCCCCACTTTACTCTAAGTCCAGGTCTACGCTTTAATGCTTTCATAACAAATTTAATTTCATCAGGTTCCAATGAACCAGCCCATCCAGGTATAAGAATACGTTTATCCATGCTAATCACCTCACTGTAGCATGGTATTATTGTACTCTAATACTAGTAAATATTTTTACATGCACACCATCTATCTCCCCCACACCTAGTAGGGCAAGTTTCCATTGCCATTATTGCTTTGCACCGATTAAAAATAGCATCTATTTTCTGTTTATCATATTCCACAAGAAACGCTTTTAAATCTTGGTTATCTTTATTTTCATATAAAACAGTTCCATATTCTGCTGGCTGTTGTAAGGGTAATGGTATTAGAGCCAAATATAATTGTAGCTGTACAAGATGTTCAGGTTTAGGAAACGAAGTAAGCTTATTAAACCCTGCATTATTAATAGATTTCAACTCTACAGGCATCGGCCCAATGTCTCCATGATTAATAATAAAATCTATCCTACCTGATATTGGGGGGTCATCAAGAGTAACAGGTAATTCCCTGTCTATTAACACACCCATATGAGTAAAATACTTGGCTACACGGTCTTCTAACGAAGAGCCACAACCAAATATACGGGCTAATTTAGGGACTATCGTATAAGCTTCTAGAAGCCCACTATAGCCTAAATACAATAACCTATCACATGGTTGCCCTACTTGTGATGGGTGAAAAACTCCAGCCCTTGGAGGATTATTTTTGCTTTCTAAGTGTTCATCTAGGGCTTGCAGCAACCATTTATCTTGATTAGTTACGCTGGGGATTGGTTTTCTAGACCTAGATTTACCAGTTCTTCTGTTTGATATTTGTTTAACTCCAGCCATAATTCATCTGTAATGTCCTTTAAAGATTGAGACTTAATGTGTAATACGTATTCTACCCTAGAATGAGTCATTAAGTCCATATCTCTTTTAACATCCCGTTTTCTAGAGTGTCCATAATGCCCATCTGCTTCAATTACCATCTGTAATTCAGGTAGATAAAAATCCACAACAAAGGGGTGAAACCAATCACACTGAGTTATGAAAGAGTACCCACATTCCTCTAGTGCTTCTATTAAATAACGTTCTTGTTTAGTATCTTCTTTATAGGGTTGATGCATAATTCTCTACTTCTTGTTTTAAATTATCATATAATTCAGGGTTCTCCTGAAAACCTTTCATTAAACTAGTGCGTCCATGAAAGTTATTATCTTTATAAGAATAACGTCCATTACTAGTTGTAGTGAGTATCCCTGTATATAAAGCTTCATCTATAAAAGCTTCATATTCTTGTACTCCAGCATTGAAAGTAAACGGTACAGTAGCTTGGTCATCTACTAAACCCCCTACTTTAGTTTTATTGATTCTTACAATCATGTTGAAGCCTTCTCTTTCTCCCGCCTTAGAACCCGCAGAAGGTAACCAATCCCCTTTACGAACTTCTAACATTAGGTGGGCAAAGAACTGTTGGGCTAAACCGCCTGGGGGTAGTGGTTTATACCCACCAATACTAGTGCGTTCTTGGTTGATTGCAATAAAAGCAGAACCGTTTTGAATCTTATTGAAAAATCTAGGGAAACTACTGTTGATAAATCTCGATTGCCAAGCCATTGGGCTTTTCTCCCAATCATCTTCTTGTATTTGTTGGGGGGATAAAGCAGCCAAACTATCAAGCACAATGATATCTACGGGTTTGGTTCTCTCTTTACCCTTGGAATCTAAAACCACCCCATCTAACCACTCAGACAATACTTCCATTGCCTTTTCACCAGAATAAGGTTGGGCCAATAAGACCCTACTGGGGTCTAGTCCACAGGTTTTCGCCCACCCTGGCTCCCATGATAATTCTGCATCAATCCAACCAACAAGTCCACCTTCTTTTTGTACTTGGGCGCAAACCTTCATCGCTAGATAAGATTTACCACAACTAGGTTTCCCAGTTAATAGGGTCATGCGTTTCTTAGGTATACCACCCTGTAGAAGCCTGTCTAAGGCTGGTAGCCCCAAAGAAATCTTTTCTAGGTCTAAGCCTTCTGCATTACCTAGAGTCCAGTTATTCGGCTTCTTGAGCCTCTTATGGGCATTCTGGATATCCTCTAGTAAGCTATCTAGTTCCTCAAAATTATTTGTCATGTTTAGACCTTTCTAAGATTGCTTCAGCCCACGCAAAATAAACCGCACAGGTTTGAACAATCTCAGTCATTAGATTTTCTCCATCCCTTTCATAAATGGCTGTAGCTACTTCTCCATGTTCTTCAGAAGCAATTAGATACCACCAATAATCAGGATGATGTATTTGTTTGCCCCACAATGAATCCTGTCTTTCTCGTTCAGCTAGAACTGCCTCTAGGACTTCAGCTCTAGCCACTTCATTATTCATTATGTTCTAAGATACTCTCAAGCTGTGAATCTACTTTAGTCTGAAGCACATCCCACACTTGGTCAGCCGTATAAACAGCCTCTGCTAGTTGTTCATCTACGGGTAGTTCCGTATCAATTTGGTCAATAGATAGGTCTATACGTCCATATTGATTAGTAGATAGCTCTCCTACCCTAAATGTGAATCCTAAATGCATACTTACTTTAGCCATTATTATTCTCCTTCATCT